TTTTAAGAAGCCTTTATTGAAGTCATCACCAAAATAATCTTTATGATTAACTTTTGGAGCATCTTTAAGTTGAACATCGTTTAATATAGCTTCACCGCTTGGTTCAACTTGTGCTAAAATTTGTTCTTGTTCACTGGGCTCATTAGCACCGCGAACACGGAAGCATGATTCTGGAAGACCTGTCTCTCTAATATCATTAACAATCTCAGGAGCAGTAATTGGATATTCACATATCACTTCCCAAATAGTAACTAGCATGTTTGGATGATCTGGAAAATCCAAAGGTAGTGCTTGGATCGGAGTTTCAGTTACTTTCTGAAATGTAGCAACTTTGCAACGATCTAATTTTTCTTTTAAATTTTTCTCAAAATCTTCCGGTAAATCACCAGCAACTTTGATCTTAAAGTTATAGATTTTTTTGCTTTCTGTAAGGTATTCTTTAAATGTCTTGATAGTATAATATTTAGTCCTTTTGACCCAATTTCTTAAGTAGTTCGTTGCGATCTGTAATTACATACCCAGTTCCATTTACAATATCATTTGGATCCTCGGGCGAATCTTTATCCATTTTAAGTTTCTTAAGCTGTAGATCTACAGCTTTTAATTTTTTATCTAACTTGGCAGTTTTAGCAGTAATAGCATTGCCTAGCATGCTCGATGCTACTTCAAAAATTCGTCCAGAATAGCGAACTTCGACATTCATTCCAAGATCCATTAGGTCATCATAGGCTTTTTCTGCCTTGTCTGCTAGATGATCAAGTTCTTTGTCATCGAGGTCATTTAGTTCTTGTATTTGAGGTAACGTATTGGTAATACGTTGTATTTCTCTGCTGGTTTTTTCAATATTGTCAACTGCTTCGTGGGTAGGCGGCTCTACAACCGGCGTTTCATCTACAGCAGGAGCTGGTTCTACACTAGTTGGTGCTGAAGTTTCTAGGTTAAACAGATCTTCTAATTTTTTCGTCATACTATACTTATTTCCGTTTGCCACCCTGATGAAAAATTTCATCTTCACTGACTACACGGAATCTAACTCCCTGTTGCTTACACCATCTGTTAGCAGCTTCCCATTTAGCCATATTTTTAACATACTGTTCTTGATTGTAACGACTCTTTCCAACCTTTTCTAACAGTGTGTGATTGCTTGGCTTAACTTCAACTACTTCTGCATGTTTCTTTTTATCTTTATCAACGTATACTACAAAAAAATCAGGAACGTATATAGTTTGTTTACCAGTTAAGGGATCTCTATATGGTATTTGTATGCTTTCACTGGCCCAATTCTGTACACCTTCGTGTTCATCGAGCATTCGCATGAAGATAAATTCCCAACTGCTACGGGCCAATGGAGTTTTCTTTCCGACATATTTGGCAGGATTTTTCATTTCAAATCTACCCTGTGCAAACTTAGCCATTACGCCGATACATTTCTAGTTTGATTTGGTTTGACATCTTCGGTTCTAAAACCAAGTGCTGACGTTGGAACTCTGTTGTTATTTAACACTTCACCAACTACCTGGCTTAGCTCGATACCATTTAACGATTTGAGAGTATCTAATATTTTAAAAACAGGAGTACCGTCAATCTTTGCCTGTTTTAGCAGAACGGTAGCCACTACTAATGCAGCATCTTCATCAAACCCCTTAGATGTAAAAAATGCTATAGATGCGTCAACATCGTTGGCAGCAAATTCTAAAGGAGTTTTTCCATAGGTATCAAAAAATAGTTTAGTACCAGCGGCACTATCTTGTATTTTAGTTATAGGTAAATTATTTGCCATATTATTGTGTTAAATTTTTCTGTGTTGCTGTTGTTATCTGTGTATTGTCTGTGCTCTTAGGAAATACCGCTCCAACAATTCCGCCCACAGTTGATACCCCGGTAGAAATCGCTTGAGGATTGCTCAATATATTAATTGCTTCTGCTTTTAGATCTGCCTTATTTAAATCTTTGAGGTTCTTATAGGTGTTTACAGTTTTAATGGCTGTGCCTAAGAATCCACCAAAACTATCAAATGTTGTTCCGCCAGACACATCACCAAATATACTTTCTAGACCTTCTAATACACCACCTGGTCCTAGTAATGTTGCTGTACCCCCACCTGCTACACTCAATGGACTTGGTACTAGATCATAATGTAATGTAGCGAAACCTTTAGGATTATTAATAGTAACGTTGCCCGCAGAATATTTCACAGCTTCATATTCTAATGTCATTTGACTTTCAAGAGTATCGCCTTCAGCATATGAAACATTACCATGACTCCAAGATTTAATTCTCGGGTTGACTAATGTATAACCTAAGAACCTTCTACGACTCATAGTATAGATACTAATAGATTTAAAGAAAGGAACAGATATATTATTGTCTATTCCATATCGGAAATTATCCAATGGAGTTTTAGTAGGACGTAAATGATTAGCGTTATAGGCAGATGTTGGTAAGTGTCTATCTGCAACATAATATCCATAATAGACTGCCCACATGGCATTGATAATACCTTGGCTGTCATCGTGCATTGTGATATTCACAGGATCGTAATTAATCTGCTTGTAAATTATTTTCTTTCTATTATATTGATTTTTAACAATAGAATCGAAAGTAAATTTTGGTAAATCGGCGGATTTTACCAAGAGTCCAACTTCGTTGCTATGTTTAGCTGTAAACGACGGTGCTTTATGTGCTGTTGGATCTATTTCAAATTTTGCATAAAATAAGAATTTAGATCTTGGAGATAACCGATAGGTATTGTCGATAAACAAGCGTGTGGCATGTTGCCAGTTAGATACTATCCCTTTAGGATTAGTTAATCCTGTGGTGAATCCATTTAGAAAACGAGTGAATTTATTGGCCATACAATATTTATGTCACAAAAAAAGCCCGAATAAATCGGGCTTGTTCTGTATTACTTTGCGGATTAGCCTTGTGTGCCTAATGCGCCTGTTACTGCTTGAGTAGATACTTGACGACCAACTGCTGCTCCAATACCACCTTCTAAGCTGGTAGTATTTTTCTCTGCACCCCATTGTTCCATATTGTCGAAACGGATTGTAAGTGCTACAGTTGCTGGTTCATTAGTTGCATAATTCAAATCACCGTAGTCAGCGTTCTGTACAAAGCAACCATAACAGTTAATTGTTTCGAGAACTCTTGGTGCTAGGTTAGCATTACCACCGTCTAGTACTTCGATACGTGTGGTAAACTTGTAATCGATACCTGAACGTGCTGACGCTTGTTCCATGAAATCAAATTGTTTCTGGATCTGTTGACCAACAAGTTTCTGTACTTCGCCACTAGCATCATCACGTAGTGTTAATGTTAGTGTTTCGAATGTATACTTACCTGCTAGATATACTTTTGAGTTGTACACATCAAGTGTCATTTCTTCAAAAGATACCTTTGGTCTAGTAACATCTGCTACTTGTTTTGTTAGCTCAGTTGCCGCGGCTACGCCAAACCCTAGTAGAGTAACTCTAAAGCGATATTTTAACTTTGGCATCAACAGCACTTGCGTTGTCGCAGTGCCATTAGTTGGTACTGTAAAGTTATTTAATGAGGTAATTGGCATTTTTAAATTTCTCCTGTGTTTCTGACACGCAATGGAATGTAAATGAACTCAACTGCTTTTACTGGCTCAATCGCAATATCGACCCATAATTCATTTCGGTCAATTCTTGCTGATGTGTTGTTAGAATCATCACAAACGACTGCAAAGTCATAAAGTGCTCTTAAACCTACAAGTTCAAGTAATAAACTTTCAACTGCTTGTTTAATTTCGTCACGTGTAATCTTGTCATTTGGTTCAAAGATGTATGGACGAGCAAGTTTATTAAGTTGACTACGTAAGTAAACAACTAAACGAGCTACGTTAATACGATCTAATGCACTTGCATTTCTTGCACGAGTTTTCTGACCGTAGTTAACTAAACCAACTCCATTAAAGAATGTAATTGGATTAACTTTTAAGTTGTATAATGTATCACGTTGACCTTCGTTAAGTGAAACTGTTTGGAACTCACCTGTCGATGCTTGGATATAACCAACTGATGTTGCGTTAGTAATACCACCACGTCTTGTACCTGCTGGTGCAAACCACGGATATGTAGCATTATCGCTTAGTGCGATTGTTTTCAACATCATATGTGATGCTGGAACAACAGCGTTAGTACCACTTAGATCTGTTGTGAAACCATTTGGGTAGAATACTGCTGAGTATTCATCGTAAGTTACAATACCTTGATCGCCATTATCTGTTACTAAGGCAGCATTAGTACCCCAGTTAGTTAATGTTGTAGCATCGCTAGCTAAACGTAACGGTGTGTCACCAACTACGAACGCTGTAATACCACGATCAATGTTTAAGTTAACTAAATTGCTTAACAATTCTGGATATCCAGGAGCAGCAATTAAGTTAAAGTTACGACGTTCTTCATCACGGATTTCTTGGCTAGTATCAACAATACTCTTCATAGCAGCAACAACAACTGATCGTTGTGCGTTACGTAAGAATGATCCTGAACCGTCTTCGTTATTTGGACTTGCTGTTACCCAACGATCAGTAGCGTATGTACTCATTGATTCACCAGCTATCCAACCTAAACCGCTTGGTGATGTGTTAACATCATATCTTGCGTTTTCAGTTGTAGTGTCAATATAATTGTTACGATATTTTTTAACGTTACCGCTGCTACGACGTAGATTCCATAATAACATACCTTTTGGATATAGGTCTGGATCTGGAGCATCTGTATCTAGATAGTTGCTGTCTAATAAGTCAACTATACTTGCCGCTGTATTACCAGTTAAGCCGCTTAATCCATAACGTGCATCAGCAAATAAGATACCGTCTTCCGTTGTTTGGTCAGCTTTATCGATCAAATACCAACCTTCTTCGTCTGCACCTTTAAATTGGTAGCGATAGAGTGTTGGATAATTTTCTAAGTCAGCAGTGCTAACCCATAGATCGTTATTTGCAAGTGCTGTAGTACCGTCACTTTGTGTTGTT